TATCCATTTCTTTCAATAAACGGTTGCACATTTATTTGAACTAATCTTGCTCTAGGTTCAAAGTTTTTTATTAATAAATCAATCTGTTTAGAGATTGCATGGGTCATTTGTGGAGTGATATTTTCAAACAACATCGCTCTCAGATTAGAGCCAATCTCAGGATGAAAAGGTCTCTCATAATGATTAGTGTTGATTAGATTTCTAACACTTCTTTTTACAGCCTCAATATCTGAAAGTTTTTGAATATCTTTTGTAGCAGAATTTATTTGAAAATCTAAATCTAAATCACGATAGATTTTAGCACTTCTTTTACTTTCATTACTTTGAGTTGCGTCATACCTTGACATTTATAATCTCTCCTTTGGTATATTTATATTCTATCCACCAACATTTACATCACCAGATCCACCTACTCTAGCATGACCACAAGTATCGTCATCAGTTGTTCTGTTTACAGCAATACCTTCTGCCTTAACAGTCGAGGATCCATTTGATGTTGACCAAGCACCAGCTGCATGAACACCTAAACCGTGTCCTGTACCTTTTGATCCATTAACAGAAAGTAGTTCACCATTACATCTTACGGATGATTGAGGAACAGAATTAATTTTTCCTCCTGCAGAGTTAGAATCACCGTTTCTTTGTGCTGCTGGCATTATTTTTTCTTCTTAGTTACTTTTTTCTTTTTTATAACAGGTGCTTTTTTCTTTTTAGGTTCTTCAACTTTTTTTTTCAAACCTAATAGTTCTAAAATTTTCATTTACTTGCCTTTTTCTTTGTAGCCTTTTTTGTTTTCTTAACTGGTGCTGAAACCTCTTCAACAACAGGTTCTTCAACGATTGGTTTTTGAACTAATGCTGGTTTAGTTACTTCTAATCCTTGCATATCAACTTTACCTTCGCTGATTAATTTATTTCTATTTTCAAGATGTTTAGGTTGAATCTTTTCCTTATTGCCACCATTGTATGCAACAGCATGACCTTCGCCCATAAGTTTAGCTGTTAGTGTATCACCATCATTAAGTCTAAAATCACCTAAGATACGACCAAACTTACCTCTCATTTCTTCGTTACCATCACCTTTAACTTTTGATATTAAAGTTGAATCAGCACCGAGTAGATGTTTTACTCTTTCTTTTGCAGCTAGACCAAAAATCTTCTCAACAGGATCACTAGTTCTTGATTCAGGAGTATCAATGCCCATAATTCTTACTCTTTCATCATTGAGCCAGATACCAAAACCTAAGTCTATGTCGATATCAACGGTATCACCGTCAACAACTTTTCTAATTTTGCATTTATACTCGTACATTTTGATTTTCCTTTATTTTTTACATAAACTATTTATAAGTGCTTTACAAAACCTTTAAAATATTGTATAATAGAAGAAAAATTTTATGATTCTAAAGAAAAAGAACAAAAAGCGAACAAAATCTCTCAAACAAATTCTAGGAATGAAGATCATTTCAATAAAAAAGACAATTATTCCACAAAATCGCAAAAAATAAAGGGTTTTTTACCATTTTTCTCTTGACATTACGCCTTTTTCGTGTTAGCTTATACATAATGAACGAAAAAACGCAGAAAATAAGGGTTTTTGCTGCCCAAAAGTGCTTGCAATACTACCATTTTTGTATTATAATAGAGACATATTAACAAAAAAGTAAAGGAAAACTATATTATGAAAAATGTAAAACCATCAGAAAATATTAAAGACGGTATCGCAAAACTGATTGCAGCTTCGATTGAAGATTACAATGAGTTTTGTGATAATAAAAATATGCAAGAAGAATTTGCTAACTCATGGTCTGTAAAAGAAGGGCAAAAGTTTATCAAAGTTTGTGCTAAACATTCTGTTCATTCTTTTATAGTGAAAGAAGATATGTTCACACCAGGGGGACAACCACGTTTTAAGAAAGGTGATGTTTTAAAGGCCGCAAGTTGGGCTGCACCTGCGTTAAATCAACCAAGAGGTAATGTACTTGAAGGTAATTACCCAATGCAATGGACTGGTCCATTATATTTAAGATAGTCGAAAGGAAACTATATTATGAAAAAACTACAATTTAACAATCTTGACTTGATACTTGACTGGATCAAAGAACCAAGTCATAAGGAACATTTGTTCCTTTTAGAAGCTGCGATTGCAAAAGCAAAAGGCAGCGCTAAGTCTGAACTTTCTATTGGTCAGAAAGTTTCTTTTGGTAGACCTAACGGTCGCCAACACATTGGTATTGTTGAGAAAATCAACATATCAAAAGCTGTTGTAAATTGCAACGGTAGTAAATGGCGTGTGCCATTCTCTATGATGAAAGAGGTTGCTTAATGAGTACCTTCTTATCTGTAATTGGTATCATATGTATGATACTTGCTGTAGGGGCCATTGACGGCCCCACACTAGAAACATCAGGCAACAATTTTGTTTTATGTTTTGTACTTGCAGCCGTAGGAATCATGTCAATGTTTCTTGCACTAATAAATCAATCAAAGGAGATTAAATAATGGGAAAAGTGAAACAATGGGCCGAAGATATGGCCGAAGAATATCTTGATAGTTTAGAATCAAAAGTTAAAAGTAGAACTATCAGTATCGATCAAGCAGTTGATATAGCTAAAAAATCAGATGTTGATTTTGCCTTAATAGGTTTTGATGAATATGATTTTGAAAATGATTTATACTGTTATCTTTCAGATTCACTAAATCAAAAAGGCATGGAGGTATTACAATGATAGACACTAATCAGATCATGAGCGAAGTAATGGTAGATAATACAGTTGAGACTATTGCAAGAATGGATTTAAAACAAAGAGATTTGTTTATTGAAGTTTTATCAGATAAATGGCCTGAACTCGCAAACAAATTATCAGTTAGTATTGAAGCAAATTTATTAGAAAAGGATAGTAATTATGATTATTAAAATAGAAGATGATGTAACCGTAACTGGAAAATTCGGTGCGAGTACAAGATATGGAAAAATAACTGACATATCAATTGCAACAAAGACCGGTGATCCTGCAGGTGAATTAGGAACACAAATAAGTGAATACGATACTGAACTTAATTATCCAGGATCGATTTCATATGTAACCGAGAACGGTGACCAGTATTGGGCATACTTCTCACAAATTGAAAAGGACATATAATGATAGGTGAAGAAAGATTTATTACTGCTATATTAACACAGGCAGTTGAGGATGCTTCTTATACAGGCAAAAGTAAAAAGTATTTGAAACATAAAGTTGACGCCATGGATTGGTTATTAAACGAAGATAATGAAGATCATGATGTCTTTATAAATTACTGCACTATGATAGGCGTATCGCCATCTAGAGTTCAAAACAAAGTTAGAGTTCATTTGAATCCAAAACTAACAACAAAACAAAAAACAATTATGAAAGGACTACATTAATGATAGATTACAAATTTAATGAGAATCAAATAATACATGATATTAAAACTTATGTTGACAAAACATATGATTCACATTATGCACAAACTAAAAACTATCAAGCGACTGAGATTATTATAGATCAAGGTCATGGCACAGGTTTCTGTATGGGCAATATTTTAAAGTATGCTCAAAGATACGGCAAGAAAGAAGGTCGTAATAAAAATGATCTAATGAAAGTGATACATTATGCAATCATACAATTATCACAAGATCATTATAAAAATGATTCGCCTTTACAATCACCATTGATTGAGAAGTATAAAAATGTTTAAGTTTATTCTAGGTATGATTGTCGGTGGATTTATTGTACATATGAATCCTGATATACTGATAGACATACTTGCTTTTCTTCTATCCAAGCTAGCTTAGCTAGCCTCTTAGAAGGACGCACATGACTACTTATAAAAAATAAGATCCTCATATTTGGGGGTGTAGTTCAGTTGGTTAGAACGCTTCCCTGTCACGGAAGAGGCCGAGGGTTCGAGTCCCTTCACTCCCGCCATCTCATAAACGCATAGTAGCTGTATAGGACTAACAACACAAACCGATGGCAAAGTCATCTATATATTTGTGAATGAAAGGAATACTATGCAATCAATTATACAATTCTTCACATCAATGGGTAAAGTCTTTGGCGGCACTAATCTTGATAATGTGGATCCAAATCTTGTTCGCTACTTCCGAACTGAATATGGCTCAGGGTGGAAAGACGAGCTCAATTTTCACATATACAACATCAATCAAAAAAAAGGAGATTAACTAAAATGAGAAAACCAATATGGGCAGGATCATCAAGCTCACAAAGTTT